AAAAATTGTTTTATAATTTGTTTTAACTTCTTATTCATTATTAATTGTTATATCATTATCAAATTTTATATTCTCTTGATAGTTGTTTAATGCACCTACATAAGCTGCAACATCTAATAAGTTATCTTGTTTATGAGAATGACTTTCTCTAGCTAACTTTAATGCAATTTGAAAATTATAAATATCAAGTGTTGTAATTTCTTTATTAGAAAGTACTGATGCAATTATAGCAGCTTTTTTATTACATAAACTAAACGGACCATACTCTCGTTCTTTTTCTTCTGATCGTTTGTTTACTATCTCATTTGCTTTTTCTAATATATTCATTTGTTAGTTCTTTAAATTTACACAAAGATACAACTATTATTAGTAATACAACACCTAATAATGTACCTAATATTAATCTTGTTAATTCAATTGTAATTCCAATAATTGCTTTCATAGTTTAGTTTTAATTATTTCATCTAATTGATTCCAAATATCTTTACCATTATCACCCCAATATAAATCGCATTTATTATTTTGTAATGGTAGACCTATAAAATAACTTTGGTATATATCTGGTTTTGCATTGTATCTGTAACAGTTATTTTTAAAAGGGCAAGTAATATTATCTACTTGTCCTTTGCACATTGTTATATCTGGCATTTGTTTTAGTTTTAAAATATCCCTGCCCCTATCGGGATAACCCACTAACGATTATTAATTTAATTAGCAGGGATAGTATGTTTAAATATTTTGTAGGTATGCTGTTATTAAAAAAGCTACTACTAAAATTATTACTGCTTCTGTTTTGTATTGTCTTTGTTTCATATAATTTATCTATTTAGAATAATACCCATATACACATCTTGTACCACCTCTTGAGCAATCGTATGTATCATTAATAATGCCATTAATAACTGCTACCCAATGTTTGCTAACTGCGCAAATAATAATACCTTTTGGTAATTCATCCGCTTTTAAATGTACCTTACATCCACTACCAATTAACATTGTTGGTGTCCAATTAAATCCTAGTGAATGCATGTACTTTTTAAACCAATCACGTTTGGTACTAATACCGTGTGCTGCAGTTTTTTTACCTGCTTTACTTCCTTCTCTTTTACCTTTGCGTTGTGTAGCATTGCCATTAGCAAGTACTTCATAAACTTCTTGATAAGGTTTACCTGTTGCTATACAAATTGCTCTGCATACACAATCACCGGTTGTTCCTTTGTAGCCGGATTGAGAACGTCCGCCGTCGTTGTAGATAAATTTTTCCATAGTTTGTTTGTTTTTGGTTTTTAAATTTGTGCGTTGGTCAGTCGCACCCCTGATGGGGGTTAGTTATTTAATTTAAATTTAGATTCAACTCCAAAGAATTGTGAATAAACAGATATTGAAACTATTTTGCCTGTTGTATAATTATACAAAGCATCAATAACTTCTCCATCATAATCACCTTTAGTACAAGTCATTATTAAACAATTAATGTTTGGATATTCTGTTTTGTCAGGATGTGGGCAATCTAAATAATCTTGAAAATTGTTTTGATTTGCTGTTGTAATAAGATTTTGAATGTTCATAATTTTTAGTTTTTTGGTTTTTGTATACACAAATATACAACTTATATACATACAAACATCACAACATAGAACTTTTTTCTTAAAGAAACGTTAAATTAATGAATAACGCCCTGTGCCTCTTTTTAAATTAAAATTGTTCCAAGCAAGTGCTAATGCCATTACACAGTCGTCATGAAAACCGCTTGGTGCAGAATACTTAACACCGTTTGCAGTAAACTCATATTCAAAGATTTGTAACTCGTCAACTATAACCCCTTCTGGAAAACCAATCCTGCCCTGTTGTATTGCATTAGATAAGCCTTCCATAAGTTGCTGTTTACTGGAACTTGTAAACTTTAGACCTTCTATATTAATACCATCCCTTTTTAAATCTTCTAGTATAGGATCGCCTACACCGGTGCTATCTATTAAAATAGGACACGTAGGCAACCTTTTTATATTTTCTCTGGTGTTATACCAATCCATTTGGTAGCGGTCAAAATAAGCAACATTACCGCTGTTATCCAATCCTATTATTACTGTATGATCGTAAGACTTTGCTAAATCTATCCCAAAACTAACTATAGGTTTGGAACTAATTGGCCTAATACAATTTTGTATAAACTTATTACCAAATGGGTTTGCACTGTTCTCACTAGGGTTTGCCATGTATTCCTGTTCAAATACAACCTCTGGCAATTGCATACGGGCCTCATCTATTTCCCCTTTATTAATAAATGGATTGTCATAACTACTAAATTTAAAGGAAGCCCAATCATTTTCTCCTTGCTTCATGAACAAACTATAAAAATAGTTTTTACCACGTGGCGTTGATAAAAAGATTGCTTTGCCTTTATAATCTGTTAGGGTCGGTCTTATACTATTTTGCCATCCTGCTTCTAGATCAGGTATATAAGATGCCTCGTCTATTATAACTAAATGAAATTTACGACCTCTTAAATTGTCTAATCGTTCTCCTGTAAAAAATTCTATTTGTCCACCGTTTGGAAAGTCTATTTTTAAATCCGATTTGTTTTTAGGCAATTCTAAAGACTCTGTTAGTTTGCCAAAGAAAACTTTAGCTAATCCGTATGTAGGTGTAATATAAGCAACCGAGTAACCTTTTACTGCATATGTAACAGAAAGTATTTGTGACAACTCTGATTTACCAAACCTACGACCACACATAACAACTCGAAAACGTTTATCACATTCTAATATCTTTTGTTGGTTAGGGTGGGGATTTGGTAGGAATATTTGCATTAAAGAATTGTTTTACCATCTACAAAGATAACCTCAATTTTATTATCTGATTTAATATCCATTTGCTCTTTTGGTTTACCATATACTCTAGTTAATAAAGTTTCTATTGAGTATAGACTTCCTTTATTCATTGAGTTTATAATAGCTTTAGATATAGTTCTTTCCAATGCTGTTGCTAATGTATCATCCTGAATAGACTTTAATTGCTCTTCAGTCATTGCCATTAAATTTTGCATGGTATCATTAATCTCAGATAATTTATAACCATGATCTACTAATAAACTTACCATCTTTTTAGGTCTGCCATTAGGATTACCAGAAACACCTTTTTGCCATTGCGCTTCTTTATAAGGAAATTGTGACATATTATTTATCTATTTTTGATTTAAAATGCTCTCATAGTTTTTCCATTTTAGAAATATAATAAGTCATAAATTCTTTAAAACCTTCTGTGTCTTGTTGGTAATTTATATATAAAATACCTCTTAATCTTTGGGATGGTGTTTTATTAGATTCTAAATCTGTTTTAATACTATCAATATTATCTAATTCATCTTGTTGAAAGGACTCCTCTTTTATTGCTATATAACAAAATCTTTGGTTAAGTTGAAATACTTGTGCTGCATCACTAGGTGACATTTCTTGTGTACCAAATGTTACTTTAATAGTTTTATCTTTTCTTGATGTTAGATTTTCTATTTGTGCAGGTAGTATTATCATCCTAGTTTTTGTTTATGTATATCTTTTAAAAATTCTATATATTGTTTCTTGTCTCCGTATTGTAAATGATGTTCTCTACATAATGCCATAAGGTTTTCTATTGTATCTACTTTTTTTGTTCCACCCATTCCCCTTGCTTCTATGTGATGAATGTCAACTGCTCTTTGACCACAAACCTCACAAGGAATAAAATCCTCCCCGGTGTAACCAAAATGGTTTAAATATACTTTAGTATAATTTTTTATTTTTTATCTATTTGTTTTAACTTATTTATTGCCCATTCAACACCGGAAGTGCCACCCCACGCATCCCACATTAAACCGCCACAACCTTCTGAATATGGAACATCTTTATTTTGTTGCTGCCTTTTAAATGATGCCATCCTAGCAATAGTATCCCTAGAAATATTTTCTTTCTTTGCTAATTGATTTGCCCTTGCTTTACCAACTGCAGTTCCACAATCACCCCATCCATTTTCTTCTGCCCATTTTAATGCTCTCTTTGCATTGTTACTTGCCGATTCCGGATAGTCATTATAAGTTTCTTCAAACTGAAATTTTATCCCCCTTGCTTTTGGTAATAAATTTACTTGTGTAATTACATCAGGATTATTATCTGTATGTATTTCAATACCAAGTGAATCTATTTTTTTAACCTTCTCTCTATTTGAACCTGTGGCATAAACTCTATCACTAGGTATATGTAATTGACTAGCTACATTAAGCATATCTGATTTATCATTTCTAGCTGAAATTATATAAACTATATTCCCTACTTGATAATCTCTTAATGCTTTTTCTTTACCTGCATCTGTACTTAATACACCATCGTAGTCATAACTAACCTTTTTACCTGCCATCTTACCACTTGCTAATATAGCTGCCCATACTTCAGCAGCCTTTTCTTGTGTGTCATAAATACAACTTCCTGTACCTATTCTATATTTACCGTTTGAACATTTATATACTGGCATTGCCTATTAATTTATTATAAATAGCAAATCTCTTATTGTTTATGGCCTCAAAATTAAATTCACTTTCACAGAACTCATATAATTTTTGTCCATATTCTATTCTTGCTGATTCCTCAAAAGTTAATAATTTAATCCATTTATACCAATCAGTTTGTTTATTTACATAGCAAACAGGCATATTTTTATATGGATGAACATTACTAACTATAGCAGGGTTTTTCTTTGCAGCAGTTTCTAATACCTTTAAATTTGATTTCATTGATCCAAACTTATTTTCAACTAAAGGAATTAAACTTATATCGGAATCCGCATAAGCACCCATATACTTTGTAATCTCTGCATAGTCATAAATGGTAGGGTTTAATTTTAATCCATTAGTAAATACACCTATCATTCTATCCCAAAGATGCTTTTCTCCTAAATTGTAACCTGCAATAACTGTACGAACAGGGAAGTTTATTTTTTTTATAGGTTGCCGTAATATATCTAAATCAACGGTATGTGTTCCAGAACCGGACCAAAATAACCTAACTAAGTCCGATTCAATTTTATTATTTTGAAATTGTTCTTTTCCATAAGGTAATGCGTTAGGCAGTATTTCTACATTATGATTGTATAATGCTATTTCATCTGCTAATCTTTCATGTGTGCAAGTACAAAGATCTGCTATTTTAATAAAATCTATTATTCTTTTTGTTACATCACTATCTCTATACCTTGCATATAAAATATGCGAAGGTGGTAAAATCCAATAATCATCATTATCAACTACCAATTTAAAATTATATTTATTACGCATATCTTCAAGCATACTTATTTCAGTATGTGCTAAGAATCTATTAAATATTACTATGTCATAATTATTATCAAATACTGCTTCGTTTATTGTATCTGTAATCATGCAATAGTCTTTCCGCATATTAACCAATGGCATCATTATTCTATGATAACCAACACCGCTAAACTTACTTGTAATTGCTAAAATTCTCATAATGAAATATAATATGATTTAGTACCGTTCGAATAATCAGATACATTTTTATTATGTAAATTCCAAGTCTTTTTTACTAAATCCATTTTATTATATCCATAAACATCTGTTCCATTTTGTTCTATATGTGTAGCTTTAGTAGATGGAATATATTTAGTATGAAATCCTGCCGCTCTAGTTCTAGTACAATAATCTAAATCTATTGCACCGTATGGATCTAACTCCTCATTAAATGCACCTACTTTTAATATTACTTCCTTTCTTATAGTAAAGTTACCAATTAAATCTAACGAATCCCCATTAAAGCCATTTAAAGGAATTGAGCATATGCCTATTGTTTTATCTTGCATAAAATTATTTCTTATTTGTAACCAATTATCCGGTTCAGTTATATCATTGCCCATTATAGTAACAAAATCTATATTGTTAAAATTAATAAGTCTTAATCCTTTATTAATTGCATTAGCTATTCCCTCCTCATTTATTAAAAATTTAATGTAATTTATATTTTTCCCTACTCTTTCTATATTATTAAAAAGTGTTTCTATATTTCGATTTTCGTAATTTAAATAAATTATTGCGTTCATCTTGGTTTATTTTCTCCTAATTTTCTTGCAGGTACCCCTGCGTATTTTGAATATGGCTCTGATTCCCCTTTAAAAAATGCACTTGCACCAATCATACAACCTACTTTAATTTTACTAAATTGATGCAATACTGCGTTTAATCCAATGTTAGACTTCTCTCCTATTATAGAATGACCACCAATTTTAGAACCACAACTAATTGTAACATTATTATTTATAGTGCAATCGTGTCCTATGTGTGCGTGTTTCATAATAAAACAATTGTCACCTATATAAGTAGTTTGTTCTGTACCTGCATCAATTGTAACTAATCCTGTAATTATATTGTTATTCCCAATTATAACTTTACCCTTTGGCTTATCCCAAAATCCCTTATGCTCTGCTATATCACCTATAATACAATAAGCACCTATATAATTATTATCACCTAATATAACATTATCACCTATGATTGCAGTTGGATGAATGTAATTAGCCATTTTTTTTCTTTTTAGTTTTTTTAATTATAACTTGTTCCGGTTCAATTACTTCAACAATTTTGTTTTCTATCGGTAAACTTTCATAGTATTTATATAACCTTAATAACATTTGCATCCTACAATCCCCACACCAAATGGTAAGTATAAAAGTAGGATTAAGATATAATCTATAAATATGCTCATACATTTTAAGTACAGGCAAATCTAAGTTTCTTACATATCCACTTAACGCAGTTTCATAATTATTATAGTGTTCCTTTAAAAATTTCCTATATTCTAGTTCCATATTTTATACATTAAGGTTTCAATAATTGCACCTAGATAACCTGATATAAACAATACACTTGCAATATCCAAAACTAATTTAGGTGAGAAATATAATACAATCCCAACCCACGCAGCCAAACAACTTCCGCAACTGAAAGGCTTGAAGTTGAGTTTCCATTTACGGTGTAAGTTGTGTATAGAATTAAAAAATAATGATGCACAGACACTTGTTATAATTATTTGAATCATTTCCGAATATGTTTTTTTAGTTCGTTTTTAGTTTGTTTTAAAGTTCTTATAATTGACATATATGGTATTCCGGTTTGCCTACTTAATTCTTTTGCATTTTTATTAAAGTTAAAAGTATATAGATTTAAGATTTCTTTTTGGTACCAATGTAGTTTTTCTATCCCTTGTTCCATAATATCAATTACGCTTTCTTGTTTATTATCCGGCATATCCCTTTCTACATATTCAGAAAAATTTCTATACTTTTTCCAAAATCCACTTCTGCCTGATTTAATCATGTTCAACATTGTTCTTACAATATAAAATCTTATTTCACCCCTTTCATATAAACCAAATAACTTGGAATCCTCCATTTCTAATAAAACTATAAACACTTCAACCTTTAAATCATATTGCAATTCCTCCGGTTGCATTTTAGCAAATGCTTGATTTACCTCTTCATTTAACCAAAATTGCTCTATAATTTTATTTTTGTCCATTCGACTAAAGCAGGTTTATTTTCTACTTCAGTACAAATATATACAATCCCACCACATTTATGTATATCTTCCAACCTTTCTTTTTGTTCCTTACTTAATTTATCCCCTAGTTTTTTTACTTCTATAGCTACATATATACCTTCCGGAGAGTAACCTTGCAAGTCTGCCCATCCTTTTTCTATTGTTCCTTTACGCTTTCCGTATGGAATATTATTAACTCTGTTAAGTCTAAATCCAATATAACCAAGATTTAACTTTGCCCATTTTGTAAGTTCGTTTGCTGAAATATCCATAATTTATCATAAAATTCTTTGGTGAATAAAAGTCGGTCCTTGTTGTTTTCTAGATCTAATATAGATAAATAGCAATCTTTAAAGTTATTTGTATAGCACCATTTTACAACGCCGTAATGGGTGTACCTAACTTGGTAGGTTTTCAAAGTATTGGACAAGTGCTAGTTTTTTACATTGTGTATCAATAAAGTTTTCATCTTTAATTCTTTTGTTAAATTCTTTTGCGTCAGTACCATACATTTTTTGTAACCGTTGTGCGTTATCCTCCTTAACTATTCTAATTATTTGAATCATTTGTTCCTGATTAAATTTTAACTTTCCTTGTTTTAATAGAATATTGAATACCTTTTCTGCATTAAACACCCTGTTAAAGTCATTTTTAGTCGATTCTAGCCATTCTTTCTGTGTAAACAATACAATATCTTGATCTGAAAGTTTAGGCGGCTCTATTTCATTTGTAATGGGTTTTGCTATTTTTCTAACTTCATTAGCTTTTTTAGTATATGCTAACATTATTTGTCCAATAAACTTAGGACTAAACTTTTCATAGTGTTCTGTAGTGCAATCTAACTTACCCTGTACTGCCATTTTAAATGCTATTCTAAATTCTTGTATGGTATACAATGGATAACTAGATCTTATAAAATCCTCTATTATAACCATCTCTTCCTTATCCGGATAGTTTTTAAATCCTAATAAAGTAAATATATAAGCTAAATTTTCCCTTAATGTTATAGGTGAAACTATATTAAGTTTCTCCCCATTAAAAGATTTAAGTATTTCATTATCAACTATGTACCCACTCTTTAAGGGTTGCCATTCGTTGCTGACTGGAAGCGGTTGCGCTAAATGTTTTTGTATTTCCATATCTTAATTTGTTTTTAATCCAAGTATTAACCCTACGTTTTACATCAAAAAACTTTTCTAATTCATACCGCAATTTACCTTTTTTATTTGGTTCACACCAATATTCAATAAATTCATTGTAAGAATCACCAAGTAATTCACGATACTCTAATATATTATTAATAAATAAATCATTTCCATTTATAGTTACAGTTTCAGTTTCCATATGTTTAACATATGATTCATCATATGACGGATCATATGATTCATCATTTTTTGCATTTTTAGTAGAATTTCTATTATTACGTCTACTTTCTGTATAACTTTTCCTACGGTTAGTTTCATCATACATTTTTTTATTATAATAAAAATCATCTTCTTTTATAAACTTACAAAAAATTTCAGAATCATATGTTCCACATACGCGATACATATCTTTATCAGTTAACTTACCTTTTTGGTGTTGTAGACATAAAAGTCTTATATATTTACCAACTTGTTCATCTGTTAAAGTATATGTGCCGCTTAGAAAATCAGAGGTGTAAAAAAGTACTGCAGGATCTTTTGCCATTATTAGTTTTTTGTTACAAATATATTATATTCCTGAATACTCTTTTCAATCTCCTCCATTTTTAATCTATACCAATCTTCTGTTTCCATTAGATTTATTGCTGTTTTAATATTATATAAAACAGTAGTATGATCGTTAACACCTACATAAGGAGCAATTTCTTTTAATGATAAATGGGTATATTTTTTTAAAATATAGGTTGCAGCTTTTCTTGCAAAAACAACTGATGATCTTCTAGATCTAACTGAAATATCCTCATCAAAAACATCGGAAACCAATTCTACTAACTTTGGTGCCATAATGGTTGTAGACCCTTTTTCTATTATTAAATCATTCTGTATTATACCAATTTGTGATAATGTTTTATGAAAAACTCTCATCCCGTGCAATTGATTTTTATAACACTGTATTAGATCTTTGTGTAATTGTTCCATGTTAAAATTCTAAATCGTCGTTTATAATTGTTTTTACTTCATCAGGTTTTACATAATTATTTTCGTAAATTTGGTAGTCAGGTTCACTATCTTTTTTCTTATAAGTGTTTACCCACATAGTATACTTCTGACCTTCAATTGCAAAATTAATTACTTCACCTTTTTGTGTTTGTTTTTTCCAAGCACCATACTTCTTTTTTACTTGCTCTTCCATTATTTTTTATTTTTTAAAAGTGAATACTGTGCAACATATCTTGTATTGCGTTTTGTTCCTACATTAACTATATCTGTTTTAATGTTATGCCCCTCATCGCGAAGGTTAAAAATTAACGCAGCTAATCTTAATGTACCATACTTTTTTAATGCTACTAATGGTGTTAGCGGTTGACTTTTAAGGTGGTTAAGCACCATGGTTTGTTGACTCATTTTGTCTGTTTTTAATTTTAGAAAAATTGTATTGTTTGTTTAAGTAAATTGCATTTTCAATTGGTTCTCTATTACTGCATCTAGTAGATACTTTTAATTGTTTAAACCATTCATTTAGTGTAAGTTTTTCATCAGGTATGGATATTCTGCTTATTTTAATACCCCAAATATTTTCCATAGTTATTTATTTTGGTTTTGATTAATACTTCTTAATGCCTTTTGATATTGCTCAGATGTTGTAATAGCACTTATTTTAATTGCTACTTTTTGTTTCATGGTTTCATCCCAAGATGTATTTTCAAGCAATAAAATTAATTCCATTCTTTTTTGTTCGCCTACTTCATCTTGATGATTATTAGTAGCATCTGAATCTTTTGTATCATCAATAGCAAATAATCCATTGAGTGCGTACTTACGTGCATAACTAGAAGCACTACCGGTTATCTGCGCAGCGTCCATTCCTTTTTTTACTTCCTCCTCCCGTGCCCAACCATATACTGAGATTCTTTCATCCAAATGTAATAAACTTGCAGTAGCTTTAATGTAAAATCTTTCCCCAAGTTGAACAACCTCATCGCTAATAGTTAAAGCAGTTCCATATTTATTTAATATTGGTTTTACTGCTTCAATAATGTCTTCCGCACTTCGGTATTTATATTTACCAAAGTTGTTTGTTTGATTTTTTGGCGCTTTTAATTCTGCCTGAATTTTGACTAAGTCCATAGTTTGTTTTTTTTATTTATTAATAATCACCATATTCCTCGAATACTTCTGTTAGATCTGCTAATCGAGTATAACCCATTGGTGGATTAAGTTCCGGTACTTTAATATTATAATGTGTTTTATAATATTCACCAAATGCTTTTCTAGCTTCTTGATATTTTTGATAAAACTCTGCATGGTGAAATTGATAACAACTTTTATATTTCCATCTCCAATAATCTAAGTTAACTCCTAATTCATTTAGTTTATGATCTTGTGTTAAAGCATGTCTCATTTTAAATAGTTTTGGTTTCTAAAATTGTTTTAACAGGTTCTAAAC